CAGCAGCCGGACGCCGCCGCCGCGCAGCGTAAGCCTTTCCTGATGCCCATTCGCAAGAGTGGGCATTGGAAAATGCTCTACCTAGACTTCGAAACCCGCAGCCACTGTGACCTTAAAAAGCACGGCGTCTACAACTACGCCCAACACGCATCGACCGAGGTGCTGTGCATGTCCTACGCCTTTGACGAGGGCGAGGTGCAGACTTGGCTACCCAGCCAGCCGTTCCCGTCTAAAGTCAAAGACTACGCCGGCCTGATCTACGCCCACAACGCGGCCTTTGAGCGCTTGATCTTCTGGTATGTCTTGCAGATCAACTTCAAGCTGGAACAGTTCTATTGCACCGCCTCGCAGGCCAGAGCCAACTGTGCGCCTGGCTCGCTTGAGGACGCTGGCCGGTTCGCTGGCGCCAGCATGAAGAAAGACCATCGTGGAAGTCAGTTGATCCGGCTGCTGTGCGTGCCGCCGTTCCGTGAGGACGCCGCCCTTATGGCCGAGATGGTGGCGTACTGCGAACAGGACGTGCGCGCCATGCGTGCTATCAGCCAAGCCATGCGGCCACTGTCCGATCAAGAACTGTCTGACTACCACGTCAACGAGCGCATCAACGACCGTGGCGTGCTGGTGGACGCCCCGCTGTGCGCCGCTGCCGTGCGCTTTGCCGCCGCTGAGACAGAAGAAATCCAGCAGATCGTGGCCGAGGTGACCGAGGGCCAGATCACCAGCGTGCGCTCGCCTAAGATGCGCGAGTGGGTGCTGGAGCGCGTAGGCCCAGAGGCCAAGAAGCTGATGTGGACTGGCGAGAAGTATTCAATCGACAAAACTGTGCGGGCTAACTTGCTTGCGATGGAGAACCACGATGAGATTCCGGCCCATGTTGCGGACGTTATTCAATGCGCGGACGACCTCTGGGCGTCTTCGGTTGCGAAATTCAGTCGCCTTGAACAGCTTGCCGATGAGGAGGATCACCGAGTCCGAGGCGCTTTCGTTTTTGCTGGAGGGTCTGCCACCGGACGTGCATCAAGCTATGGCGCACAGGTTCACAACTTTACCCGCAAATGCGCCAAAGACCCTGATGAAGTACGCAACGCTATGGTGCGCGGACACACAATCACACCAAGATTTGGAAGACGCATTACGGATGTTCTCAAGGGAATGCTCCGGCCCTCACTGATCGCCAAGCCTGGGCATGTCCTGATCGCCTACGACTGGTCGGCCATCGAAGGCCGCGTGCATCCGTGGCTGTCCAAGTGCGCTGCCGGCGAGGCCAAACTGGACGTGTTCCGCTCGGGCCTTGACCCGTACAAAGTCAATGCCACGGCCACCTTTCGTGTACCTTACGCCGAGGTGTCCGGCGATCAGCGCCAAGTCGGCAAGGTGCAAGAGTTGGCCCTTGGCTTTCTGGGTGGGGCTGGCGCCTTTGAGGTGTTCGGTCGGGCCTACGGCATACACCTGTCCGGCGCAGAAGTCCAGCGCGCCGTGGACGGCTGGCGTAGGGCAAACCCTTGGGCCATGCAGCACGGCAGCGCCTTGGAGGGCGCCTACATGCGCGCCATGCGAAATAAAAACCATGAATTTAGCGCGGGTCGGGTTACCTACATGTTTGACGGCCAGATGCTCTGGTACAGTCTTCCTTCCGGCAGGGTGCTGTGCTATCCCAACGCCAAATTCGATGACGAAGGCAATGTGACCTACACCAAAGCTGCTTGGAAACCCGCCGCCGATGCCAAAGAATGGCCGCGTGCCCGCCTATGGCGCGGCTTGGCTTGCGAGAATATAACGCAGGCCGCAGCCCATGACATCTTGCGCCATTCCCTGCGCCAAATAGATGATGTCGTCCTACATGTACATGATGAGATCGTTGTCGAGTGCCCAGCCGATCAGGCCGAGGCGATCGGCGCGGCCATGCACCGCGTCATGTGCGAACCACCAGCATGGGCCGATGGCCTGCCGCTGGCGGCTGAAGGTGTGATCACAACAAGGTATTCGTAAAAAAGCCCCCGTGGATTAGACGGGGGCTAACTCAACTTCAAGGAGAGAACAACATGATCGAGTTTATAGCATCTTTGGCCCCAGAGGGCGAAACAGCGCTGATAGTCAGGCAAAAACCAAAATTAAAAGACGGGGTGTTGGATTTTCACGCCGATGGGGCTGTCAAGGCCACCTGGCCGGCGTTCTTGCCCAGCCACAGAACCAAGGCCGGCGAGTCATGGTATGGCAATACAGCTTCGTTTATCGTGGAGCGCTTCAAGGACGGCCATGTCAGCGCCAGCGCAGCGAACTGCGAGTACATCTTGGTGATGATGCTGGACGACATAGGCACCAAGAGCAAGACCCCGCCCCTGCCGCCGACTTGGATCATGGAGACATCAGCCGGCTCGTTTCAATGGGGCTACGCCTTCAACGAGCAGCCCACTAAGGGCGAGTTCAGCGCGGCCATCAAGGCCATTGCAGACGCTGGCTATACAGACCCAGGCGCCATCAATGCCGTGCGTAACTTCCGACTGCCGGGGTCGGTCAACCTGAAGCCTGGGCGTGATAACTTTGAAGCCCGTCTGGTCGAATTCCACCCAGAGCGCGACTACAGCCTGCCCGAGATATGCGCCGCTCTGGGCGTGACGCCAGCGGCTGCTGACAGCCTGACCCTGCGCCCCATCCGCATCAGTGATGACGGCGCAGACGATGTGCTGGCGTGGCTGTCAGCGCAGGGGCTGCTGCTGTCCAAACCGAACCAAGAGGGCTGGGCTGGCGTGATCTGCCCCAACAGTGAGCAGCACTCAGACGGCAACCCAGAGGGGCGCTACATGCCCGCCAATCGGGCATACTGCTGCCTTCACGGCCACTGCGTTGATCTGGATTCCCGCACCTTCCTAGAATGGGTCGGCGCCAATGGTGGCCCCAAGCACACGCCCGGGCTGCGTGAAGAACTGTTCACCGCTGCGATGGAGGGCGCGCTTGCCAAGCTGACGCCCAACGACGTCTTCACAGACGAAGCAGCCGAGCGCATTGCCGAAGTCGAGCGCAAAGAGTTGGGCCGCGTCGAAAAGGCCGAATGGTACGACCGCTTCGCCTACATTCAAGACGACGAGTCCTACTTTGACATGCGCGACCGCCGCGAAATCTCCCGCCAGACCTTCAACGCCCTGTTCAGGCACATCAGTTGCAAATCGATCCACACCGGGCGCAAGATTGAGGCGTCTGTCTGCTTCGACGAAAACCGGCAAGAAAAGGGCGCTAAGGCGTTGGTCGGCATCACCTACGCGGCTGGTGAGTCGGTCCTGGTCAGCCGCGACGGCGACATCTACGGCAACCGCTGGCGCGATGCGCGGCCAGCAACCGCAGCCGGTGACATCACCCCGTGGCTGGACCACTGCCGCAAGCTGGTACCCGACGCCAGCGAGTTAGAGCATATTTTCGATGTGATGGCGTTCAAGGTGCAGCACCCCGAGATCAAGATCAACCACGCCGTGCTGCATGGCGGTGACCAGGGCAGCGGCAAAGACACCATGTGGGCGCCGTTCATCTGGTCAGTGTGCGGCCCCCACCTGAAGAACCGAGGCTTGCTGGATAACGACACCATGAGCAGCCAGTTTGGCTACGCTCTCGAGTCTGAAATTTTAATTTTGAACGAGTTGAAAGAGCCAGACGCCAAGGAAAGGCGCGCGCTAGCCAACAAACTGAAGCCGGTCATTGCAGCGCCGCCCGACATGCTGTCCGTCAACCGTAAGGGTTTACATCCATATCAGATGGCGAACCGTATGTTCGTGCTGGCGTTCTCAAACGATCAGGTGCCGATCAGCCTAGATTCGCAAGACCGCCGGTGGTTTTGCGTATGGTCGCACGCTCCCAAGATGACCCCGGACGCCGCCGCCAAGATGTGGAAATGGTACGCCGCGGGCGGTTTCGCCGCCATAGGTGCATGGCTGCATGCCCGGGACGTGTCAGCGTTCAACCCGGGCGCCGCGCCCGCCATGACCGAGTTCAAGCTGAACCTGGTCGAGCATGGTCTGAGCATGGCAGAGTCATACCTGGTCGAAGCGATGCGCCTAAAAGTGGGCGAATTCTCCCGGGGCGTTATCGGTAGCCCGTTTCACGCTGTTTGCGACAGACTGGCAGGGTCAGCACCGGCAGGCGTTAAAGTGCCGCAGCAGGCCCTGCTGCACGCGTTCAAAGAAGCCGGCTGGGTGGATTGTGGCCGGCTCAAGTCCCGGGACTACGACACTAAAAAGCACATCTACTGCGCGCCCGACATGGCCGACAGACCCAAGTCAGAACTGCGCCGACTTGTGGAGGATGCACCGTCGGCCGCACTGGTCCGGGTGAAATAAAAAAGGGGCCCATTGGGCCCCTTATAGTTTCAGAATAATTGCGAGTAATGCGGCCGCTAGCACCGCCAGAACTACGGCCACCGCGCCCGCTCTTCTAACTCTTGAACGACGGCCGGGTCAATGATCGGCATGACACTGGCGCCGTTCAGCCATGCACCGGTCAAAGTGTAAATGTCCGGCCAGCCCGGCTCATCAATGTTAGACGGTTCACCGGCTTCAAACTCAAATTCGCATTCGAGGGTTAACCCTCGCACTGTGTATGGCACGCCTTTCATACGTCAACCCCTAGACTTTCCAGCAGCGAACGCGCCTGCTCAATGGTGGCCGTGGCTTCCTCAGTTTCCCCGTGCGATAACTCGCAAAGGGCCGCGTTCAGTAGTTGCAGCACTAGGCCGTAGGACGGGACCCGCATATCGATCATGGCGCCACCTCCACAATTCGGTAATCGTCGGGGCTGTAATCTTCTAAATGCCCGGCTTTCACAGCGTAAGCGAGTTCACGTAAAAAATCATTCAATTCTGCTTGCGCGGCTTCACGTGTGGCAAATGTGACTAAGGTATCGCTCAAACTATCCGCCCAAACATTTTCCCAATTGGTGCACATACGGGTTTGTACTTCGTAGGTCATTCTATGGTTTCCTCAAAAATTTCAGGGATAGCAGGGTCCAAGCCGGCCGGGGTCCGGTTTAACGCGGGCGCGATATTGCAGGGCACCAGGTGCAGGCGCGCATGGTTCAGGGCCGTGTAGGCCGTTATATAGTCACTGGTTAGCATGCACTCAGGGTTAAATTGCGGGTAGTCTCTGGAATTGCTATTGTGCTTGGCTTGGCCTTTTGGCCGGTAGAGCTTGGCGCCTTTGCGGCCTTTGCTTTTGTCTATCTTAGCCAATAGGTCCCGAATCGGCTCTGCATTCTCAGGCCGTACAGTAAGGCGCGCGCGCCCGTGCGTGATTGTGATCATACGGTTTTCTCCAATAAAATTTGCTTAAGTTGCGCTATTGTTTTTCCCGTTGCTTTGCTCAATTCTTGCAAAGTTAAATTAGGCCGTCGATCGCAATAACGGCGCAATTGATCGTTTGTCAATTGATCGATTCGATATTCATTAATCATGCTTTCCCCTTTGTTGCCGGATCAAATTGTCCGCACATGCAGCCATTGCCGGCCGCATGCACTGAAAATCAGCCCTTATCAAAAAATGTAAACATGTCGCACGCTTTGCAGTAGGCGCGCCACTGCCCGCGTTTTGGCGCGGGTTCCGGGACCATTGATTGATCAATCAATGGCCCGTTACAGTTAAAACACGGGACCGGTGCACCGGCCGGGACTGTGGGAAATAGCTTATTCATGTCTATGGTCCTTATGTTGTACTCGCGCCCGCCGGCGCCAATGTCTGCGATCCGCGCGCCGATCGGGCGCGTCGTTTTAATTTTTATCATGCTGCAATACGGATAACGCGCCGGGCGTGCCCGCTAGCGTGGTCCGCTATAACGACGTCGCGCGCCTGTATCGACGTGCCGGCGCATAACGTGCACTTGGCGCATGTGGCTTTGCGCCCGCCCTCTGCACTGGCCGGGCAAATTGTCTCCCCGGCTTGCTTATCGACGCCTATGCTTACACGGAAAACCCGCATGCCTAATAAATTGGCTTTTGCGGCTTCGTCGATCGAATCGGCCGATGCCATAGCTAACGGCGCCCACGCGGCCGCGTCGAAGCCGGCCCGGTCCCATTGGTGCGTATATCCGCGCCGGCCGGCCGCGTAGCGGGTAATTTGCGCCCACATGCGGACCGGCGCGGCCGCAGGGTCTCCATACGTGCCAAGTCTGACAATTTTGCCGGCCAATGCCTTAGCAATCGTGGCCGGGTCCGCTTTTGTATAGCGGCCGCGCCGGTATGCTTCATAAACCGAGCGGACCGAACGGCCTACGTTGACATAGCACGGCGCCGCGCCGTTATCTTTTGCCAACAATGGCCGGTGCACGCATGCGCCACATATGCTAGCGTCGGCGCCGGTTTTCAGTGCGTCGGTAGGCGCAACGTCGGCCCGGATAATGAAGCTCTGCACAATGGCGCCGGTTTTGGCATTTTCGGACCCGTCGATTTTGTTCACGATAACGACAATTGGCGCGCCGTCGATTTGCGACGGGCCCTCATACGCGATATAACCTAGAAAGTTTTTCATGTTGATCCCCTTATTTTGTGAGCACGTCGAAGTAGGCCAGCATAAGCACTAGCAAGCACGCCACGAAAAATAGCGCGCCGGCCGTGTTGACGATAGCGAGCATCAAGCGGCCGCGTCGGGTAAAAATGTTGCGTTGCATGTTGTCGGTCCTTAGGTTGGTTTAATAGCACTCGCGCTGCTGCGCTACTAGGGAGAGCCACGCTTTTTTGAGCGCGGCCTTTGCGCCGTCGATATCGCCACCGGCTTCGTCAAGCACGGCCTGATAATCGGCCGCGCCGTAGGTTTCTACTATCCAATGCCCGCCGGCTTCGTAGTGTTGCATCGCGTAGGCTTCGAGGGTTTTGATCATGTCGTTTTCTCCGGGTTGGTTTGCTAACGTAACCAATGTAAGGGAATCATTGACACTTGTCAAGCATTATTTTACTAAGGACTTTCCCTATTAGGGTTTTGTGGACCATGTGGGCAAATTTGCGGACTGCGTGCGGGCTGTAAATTGTCCACGTGGCGCGCCAGTGAAAAAGGGGCTTTGTGGACAATGTGGACTATGTATATATGAAGATATGAAAATTATAAAAGTGTATACAATAACTGTATACAATGTTATAGCCGACGGATTTAAAACGATGGTCCAAACGGTCCACATTGTCCACACTTCGCCCACGCCAGAAAACCCCGGCGCATGCATGTGGACCATGTGGACAATTTGTTTTTGCTTGGTCCACATTGTCCACGCATGCCCGGCCATGCGCGCGCCTGGTAATGCGTGCCGGCCATGTTGCTGCATGCATTGGCCCGACATGTGTGGACATGTCCACATGGTCCACGCCCGGCCGGCATGTGAAGTAAGCACTCACTCACCAGGTTGTAAGTAAGTGCCCACTAACATGTAAGTGAGTGCTCACATACCCTAGCTGTAAGTAAGTGCTCACTAACTTAGGGGGTGGGGGTAGGGCCGAGCGGCAGGGCCAGCCGGTAGCGGAGGGGCTGCAAACAAAATTTTTTTTAATAAAAAATCGTATACTTCGGGCACACGTACCAGTGGCTGGAGAATCCATGTTTTACTCGCTTCCATTTGAGGCGCGCAAAGTCGAAGCGACAGAGGCGCGCTTAAACCGAATCTACGATGCTGCCAAGTTGGGCCTTAAAGGCGACAGCTTGGCTATGGCTGCGGGCATGTTGCCTACCGAGTACCGCCAACTGTGCCAGCTTGACCCAATTGCCGAGGTCGCCGCGTTAAAGGGCAAGGCTGATGGCGAGATAGAAGCCTCACGCCAACTGCACAAAGCCGCCGCCGAAGGGGACGCCAAGGCCAGCCTGGCTATTCTGCAACACGTCCACGGCTGGGTCGCCAAGCAGGCCATCACCATCGACGTGGATCAGCGCATCTCGATCACCGCCGCCCTGGCCGAAGCCGAGCGGCGCGTCATGGACGTTATCGAGAACAACCCAAGTGAATACCTCACGCCAAAACTAGATGCAGTCCACCAAGTACAGCGCTGAAGACGAACAAGAGTTGATGGCGCGGCTGTGGTCGCCCCAGATCAAGGACAACCCGCTGGCGTTCGTGATGCTGTTGTTCCCGTGGGGCGTCAAGGGCACGCCGCTGGAGCATTTCAGTGGGCCGCGCAAGTGGCAACGCGAGGTGTTGCAAGACATCGCAAACCACATCAAGCAAAACGGCGGCAAGATTGACTTCGATACCCTGCGCGAAGCGGTCGCGTCAGGCCGCGGTATCGGCAAGTCGGCCCTCGTCTCATGGCTGGTTATCTGGATGTTGTCCACGCGGATCGGCTCAACGACCATTGTGTCGGCCAACAGCGAGTCGCAGTTGCGTAAGGTGACCTGGGCCGAGATTACCAAGTGGCTGGCGATGGGGCTGAACAGTCACTGGTTCGAGGTCAGCGCAACCAGTCTGCAACCGGCCAAGTGGCTGACCGAGTTGGTCGAGCGCGATCTGCGTAAGGGCACTCGGTATTGGGGTGTTGAGGGCCGGCTGTGGTCGGCTGAGAATCCAGACGCGTTTGCGGGTGTGCACAACATGGACGGCGTGCTGGTCATCTTCGACGAGGCCTCGGGTATTGATGACGCCATCTGGGCGGTGACGGCGGGCTTCTTTACGGAGAACACGCCCAACAGGTTCTGGTTTGCGTTCTCCAACCCCCGCCGCAACACGGGGTACTTCTACGAGACGTTTCACTCCAAGCGCGACTTCTGGAGCACCAAGGTGGTGGACGCCCGCACGGTCGAGGGGACAGACAAGGCGGTCTACCAGCAGATCATTGACGAGTACGGGCCGGACTCGGCCCAGGCGCACGTCGAGGTGTACGGCCAGTTCCCAAGCGCGGGGGATGATCAGTTCATCGGCGCCAATACGGTGGACGAGGCCATGAAGCGGGTCAAGTACCAGGACTTGAGCGCGCCGATTGTGATCGGGGTCGATCCGGCGCGGTTCGGCGCGGACGCTACAGTCATCGCCGTGCGGCAAGGGCGCGACATTGTGAAGATCATCCGGCACCGAGGCGACGACACCATGACCGTGGTGGGGTATGTGATCGACGCCATTGAGGAATACAAGCCCACGCTGGTCGTCATCGACGAGGGCGGGCTGGGGGCGGGTATTGTGGACAGGCTCAAAGAGCAGCGCTACAAGATCAAGGGCGTAAATTTTGGAAACAAGTCCAAAAACCCGATAATGTATGGCAATATGCGGGCGCAAATGTGGGGCGACATGCGGGAGTGGCTGAAAACGGCCAGTATTCCGAACGACAGGTTCTTGAAGACGGACTTGATTTCGCCTATGATGAAGCCTGATTCACGTGGAACAATCTTTTTGGAGTCGAAAAAAGACATGAAATCACGCGGTTTAGCCTCGCCAGACGCTGCGGACGCTATTGCAGTGACGTTTGCCTTTCCCGTGGCCCATCGGGGCGAGTACAATGCGCGCACAACCACCCGCCGGACGTATTCAGACACTTCGGCCAACACATCTTGGATGGGAAGCTAGATGGCAACGAAAAAAACTGTTTCTTTGTCTGTCGGACGCGGTGAAAAACTGCCCGTATCCAAGGGCGCTGGCTTAACTGAAAAAGGGCGCGCAAAGTACAACGCTGCGACTGGCTCAAACCTCAAGGCGCCAGCCCCAAACCCCAAGACCAAGGCAGACCAAGGCCGCAAGGATTCATTTTGTGCAAGAATGGGCGCCGTAGCGGCCAACGCCAAAGACGGCGAACGCGCTAAAGCAGCCCTTAAACGATGGAAGTGCTAATCATGGCAACAAAACCTGGCTTGTACAGTAACATCGCGGCAAAACGCGAACGCATCAAAGAAGGCAGCGGCGAAAAGATGCGTAAACCAGGCGCTGCTGGCGCTCCGACTGCCAAGGCGTTCAAAGAGTCTGCCAAAACCGCGAAGAAAAAATAAATGAGCGACAGCAAACCCATTGGCGTTGCGTACCGCGATCAAGACATTGATGGCGGCGTGATTGGCCGCACCGACCCTAAATTCATGCGCGGCACTACGGTGTACGCTAC